GAATTAAATAACTTTGTAACTGAATCAAATTCTTGTAATTCTACATTACCACGAGCATTTGATAGATCAGCCGAAACAATATTTGTTGTTATTGTATAGCTTGGTAATGAGTTAGAAGCAACATATCCATCTGTCTTATCAGTATAAACATTTAAGATATCTGAGAAAATAACATCATTACCTTCTTCCAAATTAACAGAACTAGAATCTGCTTTTTGAAGTTTTCTACGAACATCATAATAGTTTGTTGGAATAGGATGAGTAGCATTCCAGGATAAATTAGCTACAAATATCTGATCACCAACAACAGAATCAATAATTACGTCAGAAGCAACAATATCTTGTTGATTTCTTTCTAAAATATCAATAACATCACCAGATCTTAAACTTGATTTATCAGGTGTGCTCAATAATGTAAATGTTGTACCACTTATTGAACCTATCTGATACCTAGTACTTGTATTATAAATCCATGAATTTGCAAATATTTCCTTATAAGTTCTATCCTGTTCAGGATTTCTAATTACTTCACCAATATTTCTAACAGTTATTATCTCTTTTTCCGATGAAAGTGAAATATCAGACGTTGGTACAAAGTCAGATATAACACCTGTTATCCTTAATTCAACTTTTTCATTTAAATCTCCATTTTCATAACCATAAATTACTTCATTTGATCTAATATCATCAGTCGCAGAAAGTGAGACATCAACTCCAGTACATCCAAAGAACTGATTAACAGTTTTAGATGTATAATCTATGGTATTATTTCCAGATATAACCGTTCCAGTAGTACCAAAACCAACAGTAGAATCAACAGAAATGATAGAAGACCCAATAGAAACAGGCTCTAGAACTTTTGATTTACCGGGTATAGTAAATGTTCCTTCAATAAGATCTCTATCACTATATCCAACAAATAATGAAAGTTGATAATAAACTTTATTTTGTCTAGTTAATATCTCAACTTCAGAAACTGATCCACTTGTATTAGAATCGGTAGATTTAAATACTGTTTGTCCAACTAATTGTGTTGGATCACCACTTAATGGTTCTGTAACAACAATTTCTCTTCTAATAAAATCAGCAGAAGATGGTTTAATTAACCTTTCTTCTAAATCAAGAACGTTTGCAGTCTTACCATATAGAACTGTAAAGAGAATTCTAATAGATTCTGCAATACCTTTTGATTGATAAAATGCCCTTGCACTCTTAATAAAGTTATTAGCATCAAGTCCAGTAGTAAAATCGGTATTCTCTAACCCAGGAGTTAATGCAACCTTTAACTTTTTATAAAATTCTTTTAGAAATAGAACACTTAAATTAGTTGCTGTTGTATTTGCAGTATGTGCAGCAGCAGTTGAAGAAGAGAAAATTAAATTTTCTTTATTAACTTCTGATATTGAACTTGATATACCAGCATTATAACCAGTAACACCTGTAAATCCACGTACACAACCAGTAAATGTATTAGTTGTTATACCAGTATATGTAATAATTTCATTATCAACCTTTAACAAACCCCACTCGGCAGGGAAACCCTTAGTAGAATTTACTGTAATTACATCAGAAGTTGAAGTAACTGCACTTGTTATAGTAGTTACACCTGATATTACCTCTGGTGTTAAGTTATCTAATTTTAAATATTGATCAAGGTTCTCTGCAATATCAATATTTCCACCTTGAAATTCTTGGGAAATATAATATTGCTTGAAAAATTCTACTGCTTTAGGGAAATCAGCAGTAATATATTCGGGTAATTGGCTTTCGACAATTTTATTGACTTGTACCCTCTTGTCAAATGCGGACATATTTTTACTTCCTCTCTAATTCCCCGTTTGCATAACTTGATGTATAGTAATCTCGTGTAAACACTGTTCCAGAAATGTCTTCTCCAGATGCAATTACATCCTTGATCATATTTATCTCACTATTTGAAGCATCAAAACTGAGGTAAAGATCCTTCAAACCAACAACATCATTAGAATCTGGAAATGCTTGAATCTCAATAAGATCATTTTTAGCAACTGTTGATGTAAAATTAATTGTAGAAAGTATTATTTCACCTTTTTTATAATCAACAGTTCCTACTGATTTTAAAATTACCTTCTCTACACCTTTATCATCCTTTGTAACCGCACTTAATACACCCATATTACTATCATCAAGGTTGCCAAGAGCATTCTTATTAGGAGTATCAGTCAAGTAAAGTGTCTTATCTGATCCATGAACTGTAAATCCAGTACTCTTAATGTTATATCCCTGTGGGTTAATATGGAATCTATTACCATAACAGAGTTCATATTGTGCAAATTGATTGATAAGTGCCTTTAAATCTCTTCTGATCTTTACTTTTGTAATATTAGAAGTAATACCATCATCAACTCTATCAATTAATTGATTAATTTTACTATACTTAAACCTTCCACCAAACTTATTAATATCAACATTTTTAGAATATGTGGTAAGTGCTGTAGTAATATCTGTTTTTAAGTTATTAGAATTAGAAATTTTTGCACTATCATAGTAGACTGTGGTATCAATCTCAACATACAGTAGTTTTAAGTCAGTAATTTCAGCATTAATACCAGCAACAGCATAGTTTTTAAGTTCATTACGAATGCTCATTTTATCAAAATCTGATACATATGTACCATTCTTAGGTTTAATGGAAATTAAAACTTTACCAAACTGTGGAGGAACTAATTCTTCACCTCCAACAACAGAAACAGACTCTGTCATTGGGAATATTTTCTGTATTATTGCCTCATAATCCCTACCTGTAACCGCCCTGTGCTGCGATGAATACAGTCTAGGTGCAAAATACTTAATTGAGGATAAATTCTCTATGTCTGCCCCATTAGATGCACCTCTAACAGTGCTTAATGTAAGCTTATTTGTTCCACCATCATCATATGGAGTCTTTCTTATAGCAGGAGTAACTGATGCGTCAGAAATTCTTCCTTGATATACAAAGTTAGATGCTCCATTACTATTTTTACCATCAGTAATAATGTATCTAACAGTTATTACTGCATTATGGTCTAACTGTTTACCAAAGAATCCATCACCAAATAACAATTCATACTTTTCATCTTGAACTTCTTGTAATAAGTAGATCTCAGAATCCTTATTTAAAGTTAAAATATTATCTACTTTCTTATATTCTCTACCCAATGTTCCTGTATCACCAAGACCTTTAACATAAACCTTAATAGTTGATGTATCAACATCTGGATTATCAATAATAAATCTTTGATCTTGTGATGTATTAACAACAAATAACTTTTCTAAGAAAGTCCCTTGATATACTGTAAGAGGTGACTCAGTAGTACCAAATACCGCTATACCTGGTGTATTAGTTGCTGCATTATATCCAGATGAAGCAGTAGTTACAGGTTCTGATATAGCGAATGTATATGATGTATTATCAGACCTACCAACGCACACTAAACCAGGTTCTAAGGTAATAAAAGGAGCATCATCTAAAACAGGTATGGATAGTGCAATCTCTGCCCTTGCAGCGGTTTTAGAGCGAGGTACATAACCTATATTCCTTGCCAAAGACACAACATTTTCTCTAACAGTTGCTGCATCCAAAAAGGATTCATTCACAACCATGTTAGAGTTAAACGCAGTAATGTAAGTATTGTATGCTAATGTATCAATTAATACAGAAAAGTTAGACCCTTCAAAGTCAAAATCCGTAAAATTGGAATTTGCACGTAAATATGACTTAATTTGGGTCTTAATTTGATCGAAATCAAGATTTGTGAGCTGTGTATAAGGCATATTATCTTGTTGCTTCTAATAGGAACGTAAATTGTTGTGTAGGTAACTCTAAACCAATGATATCAAAGATAACAGTACAATCAAAAGCGTTATTATCTGGTTGAGGATCTACATTTACTACCAAATTATCAACTCTTGGTTCATAATTATTAATGGTTTCTTCTATTTGATCCTTAATTAAGGATGCAGAACCATAATCAACGAACTCAAATAGACTTGCACGTACATCAGAACCCAAAAAAGGGTTAAATGGTCGTTCTGTTGGGATAGTTTCCACTAAATTCCGTACAGAACGAGCAATGGCACGTTCATTCATCAAGACAGGTAGGTCTTTTGTTATAGGATGTGGTTCAAAAGATAGACTGATATCCTTAAAAGATCGGGATATTTTTTGGACTGCCATTGATATTGGTAATATCGATAGTATTTCTTACGTTTATTTATACCTAATTCCAAGAATCTTCATCAATCCAGTCTTTTTCGACTATTTCATGAAGATCTTCTGCCTTTTTAGGTGCTGTATCGTGCATTAACTCTTGAATTACTCTCTGGGGCTTTGGAAGCAACTTAGACTCATAACTGGTAGACCATTTTTGGTGTTCAGTATTAGTGAAATTAGTCATTTTTCGATACAGATCGACGATATTTTATTTAGAGACAAAAAAAAGAGGGTGTTAAACCCCCTTAGTTTCGTTGATTGCTTCAACTATGATTTGTTTAAGTTCTCGGCGTTTCTTTTTACCTAATCCTGCTCTGGTGTCTATCTGCACCTTTAACCAGTAAACAAAGGCAAGTACTAAGATAAATTGGAATCCTTCACCCCATGATAGGTTCCATGCTTCATTAAGATCAAGCGATGCTGCTGCTAATAAATCCATCATCCTCCTTGTCCTCTTTTAGGTTTACGAGCCGAGTTTCGGGCGGTTGCGGCATATTTCGTTCCTTTTCCGTTTCCCTGTCGAGTTTTTTTCGGACGAGAGACACGGGTCAGATCACTAGCACCCCAACTTCCTTGTTTCGTTCTTACAGCCATTAAGCCTCCTTAAATTCAGTTCTTAGTTCATCAGACTTCGGATGCCCAGTCTTATAGAATTCCTGGGCGAAGTCTTCCATTAAATCAAAGTACTCATCCTCCGAGAGGTCGGAGGAAACTAGCACTTCATTACGATATACATCGTAGGTAGTCATTAGATAACCCGTGTTTTCTCATGTCCTACCCTTACTCGTGGGTCGCACCAGATCTCGAAACCTGCTTCCTTTGCATCTAGGCAGAAAGAAACATCTTCACCACACATATCCTGTACTTCACCAGAATCAAAGATTTGCATCTTAGGAGCAAACCAAGGATACTTCATCTCTTCATGTTCCCATACACCA